CTTTTTATGGGAACGTAACTGTAGCAACTGTAGCCGGACAAAGATGGTATGAGTTAAAAGCAGCAAGTTCTAGTGTAGCTGATGATTATGCTTCAGTAGACTGGGACGATTTTTACTTGACTACTATTAATGTTTCTGGAGAATCATCTCCATTTGTTTCGAGAGGATTACGTTTTTTAAACTTATCTGATTGGAGGAACAATTACAGAGATAGTGAGAATATAGATGATGCTGATTCTCAAGCTTATGGTGAGCCACAGTTTGTAATTAAATCTCCTGATAGTAGAAAATTTGGATTAAGTCCAATCCCTGATAAAGTTTATAATGTGCATTTTTATGCATTTGATAGACCAACAAAACTCTCAGCTCACGATGATACAATAGTATTTCCCGAGCAATACAGTAATGTAATAACAGCAAGAGTTAGATATTATGTGTGGCAGTTTAAAGAAAGCCCACAACAAGCTGCATTTGCTTTAGAAGATTATAAGAAAAACTTAAAATTAATGAAGTCAAGTTTAATTAATCCTACACCTAGAGTAATGACAGATGATAGAAGATATTTTTAACATATGGCACGTTCTCAACCTTATACAGTAGCCTGTGATGGAGGATTAGTAAAAGCATCTAATCAGATAGATTTACTTAAAACTCCCGGAGTAGCTACTGAACTTAAAAACTTTGAAGTATCTATTGAAGGTGGATACAGACGTATTAATGGTTTTTCAAAGTTTGGTGGAGGTAGTGCAGCTTTACCAACAGGTAGTGTTACAAATGTATTAGGAGTAATACCCTATGGTGATGGAGTTGTAGCTTGTGCAGGTACAGGAATATTTTTTAGTCAAGATGGCACAAGTTGGACCAACATAAGTAGAAGTTCGGTTTCTGGAAGTGGTGATAATCATACTGCTTTTACAGGTCGTAGCACACTAACTAGAACTTCTCAAGGTCAAGTAAATTTTGCAATCTTTGAAGGTGCTACATTTGATTATGGTTTATTAGTAATATGTGATGGAGCTAACAAACCTTATTTCTTTAGAATGGAAGGAACAGGTTCGTTTACAGGTAGAACTTTCTTTGCAGGAGAGATAACTGTAACAGGAACAAAGTTTGCAACTCATGCAGCTATTCACGACAAACATTTAGTTGTTGCAGGAGTTGAAGATAATTTAAATAGTATATTTTATAGTGGTACATTAGACCCAACAGACTTTACAAGTACAGGGTCAGGTTCAATAACACTAGAAGACCAAGTAGTAGGTATAAAAAGTTTCCGTGATGAACTGTTTATATTTTGTGAAAATAGTATATTCAAGTTACAAAATATAAATAGCACACCGGTCATTGTACCAGTTACTAAAAATATTGGTTGTCTAAGTGGACAAAGTATACAAGAGATAGGTGGTGATTTGATATTTTTAGCACCTGATGGTTTTAGAACAGTAGCCGGTACAGCAAGAATCGGAGACGTTGAGTTGGGAACTGTATCAAAAGCGATACAACCTTTACTAACTACACTAGCTGAAAATATAAATACTTTTACTATTACAAGTTTAGTATTAAGAGATAAATCACAATACAGATTATTTTATACCGATACAACAACTCCAACAAGTTTACAAAGAGGGATTATTGGTACACTAAGACCAAATGGTTTTCAATGGTCAGAAACTAGAGGTATATCAGCAACAGCTACTGGCTCTGGTTTTAATGAGAATGGTATTGAAGAATACTATCATGGAGATTCTACAGGTTATGTATATATACATGATTCTGGTAATGATTTTGATGGTAGTAATATTTTAGCCAGATATGCTACACCAGACTATGATTATGGTGATTTTGGAACATTAAAAACTTTACACTATGTAAGAGTTTCAGTTTCAGCAGAAGGTATTGTAACACCAGAGTTACAAATTAAATATGACTTTGGTAATACAAGTGTTCCACAACCAGCAAGTAATTTTAGTTTTGGTACAGTAAATCCACCGGCAGAGTTCGGTGAAGCTGTATTTGGCACAAGTGTCTTTGATGGCACAGCAAGTCCACTAATTAGAATACCAGTTCAAGGTAGTGGCACAAGTAATAATTTTACAGTTTTAACAGAGGATACAAAAGCACCATATAAAATTAATGGTTTATACATAGATTTTATACCATCCGGCAGGAGATAATAAATGGCAAGTTACACAAGACAAAGTACATTCGTAGATGGAGATACCATCACAGCAGCGATATTTAATAATGAGTTTAATCAATTATTAGCTGCATTTAATAATTCAACAGGACACAAACATGATGGCACAACAGCCGAAGGTCCAGTTATAGGATTAATTGGAGATGCAGGAGAAACTTCTCCAAACAATAAAGTTTTAATAGATACAAGTAATAACCACATAGAGTTTTATGTAGAAGTATCTAGTAGTTCAGTCCAACAGTTATACATAGCCGATGGTGCTCTTGTACCTGTTACAGATAACGATATAGATTTAGGTACAAGCTCTTTAGAATTTAAAGATGCTTTCTTTGATGGTACAGTTACTACAGATGCATTAGTAGCTGATACAGCAGATATAAATGGTGGTACGATAGATGGAGTTACTATAGGTGGCTCTAGTGCTGGTGCAATAACAGGTACAGCTATTACTGGTACAAGTTTTGTTATCGGTTCAGCAGATATAAACGAAGCTGAACTAGAAACGATTGATGGTGTAACTGCTGGTACAGTTGCAGCAAGTAAAGCAGTCGTTGTAGATAGTAACAAAGATATTGGAAGTTTTAGAAATATTACTTTAACTGGAGAACTAGATGCAGCAACACTTGATATTTCAGGTGATGCAGATATTGATGGTACATTAGAAGCTGATGCGATTACTATTGCAGGTGTAACACTAGCAGAAACAATATCTGATACAGTCGGAGCTATGGTTAGCTCTAATACTGAAACAGGTATATCTGTAACTTACGATGATTCTGATAACACACTAGACTTTGTAATTGGTTCAGGAGTTATTACTAATGCGATGTTAGCGGGTTCAATAGCTAATTCTAAATTATCTAACTCTAGTATAACAGTAAGTGATGGCTCAAGCTCTACAGCTATTTCATTAGGTGGTACATTAACCTTTGCCGGAACATCTAATGAAGTTGAAGTAGGAGAAAGTTCAGGTACAATTACTGTAGGTTTACCAAGTGCTGCCCAGATAACAACATCATTAGGTGTTGGTGGTGGCTCAACAAATGGTGTTCAGATATCTCAAGGTGCTATTGCTATTAAAAATGGTGGCACACAATCATATATAGATTTTTATTGTGAGTCTTCAAATGCTCACTATGCAAGATTACAGTCAGCAGCTCACTCGGCTTATTCAGGTAATATTACTCTTACCTTACCAGCTTCTACAGGTACACTTGCATTAACCTCAGACGATATCACAGGTACAGCAGCAGTTGCTACTTCTGTAACAGTATCAGCAAATAACAGTACAGATGAAACTATATTCCCTGTATTTGTTGATGGTGCTACTGGAAGTCAAGGATTAGAAACTGATACAGGCTTTACATATAATCCTAGCTCTGGAAACTTAACTATTGGTGGTGCTTTAACTGCTGCAAGTTTAGATATTTCAGGCGATGTAGATGTAGATGGTACACTTGAAGCTGATGCTATTACAGTTAATGGTACAACACTTGCTGAAACTATTTCAGATACTGTTGGTGCTATGGTTAGTTCTAACACAGAAACTGGCATATCCGTAACGTATGATGATAGTGATAATACTTTAGACTTTGTAATCGGTAGTGATGTTATTGTAAACTCTATGATAGCAGACGATGCTATTGATTCAGCTCAACTTGCTGATGGTTCAATCGACACAGTTCATATTGCAGACGACCAAGTTACAGGTGATAAGTTATCTAATGATATAACTATTGCGAATGATTTAACAGTTGCAGGAAACTTAGTAGTTACAGGTAGCACAACACAAACAGGTTCAACAGTATCTAACTCTAATTTTCAATCACTTTCTAATAATAATAGTGGTAATGCTACAGACTTTGGTTTCTTTGGTAAATATGTAGAGTCAAGCACAACTAAATATGCAGGTTTGTTTTTTGATGCTTCTACTGATAATACCTTTAGATTATTTGTAGATACACAAACAGAACCTAGCACAACAGTTAATACAAGTGCTACAGGATATGCAGTAGGAACATTAGTAGCAAATGTAACAGGTAACGTATCAGGAACAGCAGCTACAGTAACAGGTGCAGCTCAATCAAACATTACAAGTCTTGGTACACTAACAACGCTTACAGTTGACAATGTAATTATTAATGGTACTACTATTGGTCATACAGATGATACAGATTTAATGACACTAGCAGATGGAGTATTAACAGTAGCTGGTGAGGTTGATGCAGTAAGTTTAGATGTTTCTGGAGACATAGATGTTGATGGAACTGCTAACTTAGATAATACAGATATAGACGGAACTTTAAATACTTCTGGTGTAGTAACATCACAAACCTCTGCAAATATATCTCAAGTAGCATTAACAGATGGTACAGTATCTTGGGATGCAGCAGCAGCAGCTAATGCTTTCTTATTACTAGAAGAAAACTCAACAATCTCTGCACCAAGTAATGCAGTCGAAGGAGCTATTATAAGTATTGAGGTAGCTCAACACGCATCAAGTGGACCATACACTTTAGCATGGAACGCAATTTTTGAGTTTGCAGGAGATACAACTCCTACTCAAACTGCGACAGATGCTAAGACAGATATATATGCTTTTAGATACAATGGTTCTAAATGGCAAAATATAGGTATTACACAAAACTTAACACAAAGTTAATATATGGAAACTCTGCAAAGAACAGCTAATCGTGGAAGTGTATCTACTGGACCTTATGAGGTTGGTAACTCTTTAAAGGTTGAGTCAGATAATAATGAATATCTTGAAAGGTCTACAAGTGGAGCATCAGACGGTAGTTCCACACAACACACTATTTCTGTTTGGGTAAAAAGAACAGAGCTAGGAGTAGATAGTGAACCTGTTTCAGCAGGTGGTATTGGTAGATTTAGGTTTGAGTCTGATGATACCTTCAGTTATCAATTTAGGTCAGGTAAAGAAATTAGAACAAATAGAGTATTTCGTGATACTTCTGCTTGGTATCACATCGTAGCAGTTGGTGATTCATCACAAGCTACCGACTCAAATAGAATGAAATTGTATGTTAATGGAGTGCAAGAAACATCTTTTAGTGCTGCAACATACCAAGACCAAGACCAAGCATCCCCGGGATGGGGTAAAAATACTCTTTATAGTTTACGAGTAGGAGCAGCAGCAAGTAACACTAGAAACTTTAATGGCTATATAGCTGAAATGTATTACATAGATGGTCAAGTATTAGACCCTACTTATTTT